ATGCGTGCATTGCACTGGGTTGGCACAACGCCGCCCTCAGCCGGAACCACCGACGAAGCCAAGATCCGGTGGATCATCAAGCACTCCCGCGGACAAAAGCTCCGCTCCATCCCCTGCGACCAGGACGAGCAGTGGATCATCCGCTATCTCGACGCCCTCGAAGAGATCGACGTGTTCGAGGTCGCCAGGCCCGGCGACTTCAGCGAATACGCGACCATGCGGACCTACCGCCGCAAGACCGATCCCGCGAGCGGGCGCCGCGTGACGCTGCTGCCCGAGCACGTCAGCGAACACCGGGTCGAGCAGATCCGCGACACGCTGGAGACCTTCCGCGCCATCCGCAGGGAAGACCCCGACCTGGAACAGATCCCGCTCCAGGTCAGCGTGGCCGCCAGCCTCGACCTCGCGCTCTTCACGTTCGTCGGCGACCCGTTCAAGCGCAACCGGGTGCCGCTGTGGATCCAGGCGTTCAAGCACATCCCCGAGCTGTTCGAGGCGCTGGCGCACGTGCCCGTCTTCGACGAGGCCCGTCGCCAGGAGATCGCCGAACTCTGCTCGATCCCCGGTGATGGAGCCGACCTGGCCTTCCAGCTGGAGAGCCCGGCCATCCTGCGGACGCTGGACATCGTCCCGGCGCTGCTGCGCCGGGCTGTCGCCAAGGACCTGGCACGGCAGACCGCGAGGTTCCTTGCCAGCCTGCCGGCCGCCGCGCGCGTGCGGTTCCTGCACCCGTGCAACGGCAACCTCGGCGACGAGCCGCTGTTCATGTCGAAGAACCTCAAGGCGCTCAGGCTGTACCTCAACGCGCTCGGCGCCGAGCTCGACCGGCTTCGCCTGGACTGGCCGGAGGTGCACGTGCCGGTCGCGGTCAGCAAGAAGGACGGCGTACCGACCAGCCGACGGTTCTTCCGGGCCCTGCGCGCGCTGCACAAGCGCTGGTCGCTGATCGCCGGTGTCGCCGACGAGCACCACCCGAACGAAAGCGAGACCGCTCTCCACCTGTTCGAGCGTGAATCGGGGAGGATGGCTCACGCCGTGGCTACAGGCTGCGGTCAAGGCCGCAGCTCCGAAGACGACGCCGAGGGAGCCGCATCGGTGCTCATCAAGCTGGCCCTCGCGGAGTACCAGGGAGCCCGCTCCTAGCTCTCATCTCGCATGACTGATCACCACGGGCCCCGTCAATCACACGATTGGCGGGGTCCGTGGTATATGAAATCCCGGAAATCGATCAAGAAATCGTACGCAGCGCTACCGCCGATCGGGTGTCCCTCACCCGGACCAGCGCTACCGGCGGGTAAAGGGATGAACAGCCGTAAAAGTGGACGCACGACGCAGATGATCTTGCGTACCGTTCGGTCTTGTGAACGCCTTCTACCGGCTGGTACTGATCACCGGGTCAGCCAGCCGACTGACCCGGCTCACCACCCGGGACACGCTGACCAAGCCGCTGCGCGACGCGGTGAGGAACCGGGTCCTCTTCTCGCCGGAACAGCGCGCGGCCCTGGCCGCCGGAACAGCGCTGCCGCCGGCACGGAGCCAGAAAGACGCCGATCGCCGTAGGTGGCTGCACACGCTGCTCACCTGCGACTGGTGCGCCGGATTCTGGTGGTCCGCGCTCGTCGTCGTGGCCGCACGAACCGCCGGACGTGGGGGAACACGAGCCGCGCTGTTCGAGATCCCGGCGACCATCCTGACGGCGAGCTACCTGCTCGGCTTCCTGGCCGAGCACGAGGAACAACCCGACAACCACAACCACGGAAAGACACCGATCCAGCCAACGACCACAACTCACTGATTTCAGATAGGTGGACGCAACACATGACCGTTAGCACCGCTCCACCAGAACCCGCAATGCAGCGGGTCTGGGCGAGCTACGCCGAGATGGCCGTCCTCCACGTCCTGCACGCCGTCGGCCGCCAGCTCCTGCGCGATGCACCCCGCAGCGTGCGGAGCCGCAAGTTCTCGCTCCGCGAGACCGACCCGAGCACCTGGCACACCCAGATTCCGATCCATCGCGAAGGCAACGTCGTCAAGTGCGTCGACGAGATGATCGAGAAGGCGCTGAAGTTCTTCGACACCAGCGCTACGCACATCGACCCGATCACCGCCGCCTGCCTTCGGCTGGCCATCACGACCTACCTGCGAACCGTCATCGCGGCAGGCCAGCTCCATGACTTCGACAAGCTCGCCCGAGTGATCGACGACGCCGCCTGCCTCAACACGCAAGCGGCGGCGTAGAACTTCGTCGTACGATCCACCCAACTTGATCGACGTGCCGACTGGCGACTCGTGGCCGGGCACACCCAACCCCTGTAGGGCGGTGTGTGAGGCGTGGCCGACGTTGCTGATTCCTGGCTCCCGCCCACGATGCCCGGCTGCGAGGCCGGCATCGACGCGGTCGACGCCGTCACCAGCGCCACCCGCGCCGCCTACGCGCTCTACCTAGCCGCCGCCCGCGACGCCGTTCTCGACCGGCACACCGCTTCCCACCTCACCGCCGCGCCGAACGGCCCCGACGATGAGCTGCCCCCCAACCTCGATGCCTGGCCCCCGCGGTCGGTCTGGAACACCGTCATCACCAAAATCCTCGAGGCCGTCAGCCGCGTGTGGAATTACGCCTGGACGGCCACGCTGCCATCCGACCTCGCTCCGTACGTCGCGCCCGGCGACGCCGCCCAGCGGACCCACGACACCATCCGGGATCAGCTGGTCGGGGATCCGTTCCCCGACCACCTCTACGACATCGTCCGGCAGACCGTGCTCGACGCCAACGCCGAACATGCCGACCCGGCCGCCCTCCGGGAACGCCTCACCACCGTCCTCACGCTGCCCACCTGGCTCGCCAGGGCTGACAACAGCTCCCGCAACATCTCCCACACCGCCCTGAACTCCGGCATCTACGACGCTGGCCTGGCCCGCCAAGACCAGCTGGGGGAGACCCTGCTGAAGATCTGGCACGCCGTCGACGACGACGTCACCCGGCCCGCACACCGCGACGCCGACGGACAAGCCGTCCCGACCGGCCACACCTTCGACGTCGGCGGGGAAGCGATGCGGTTCCCGCACGACCCGACCGCCTCGATCCACAACACCGCCAGCTGCCGCTGCGTCCTCGGCTGGCTCGACCCGACCCAGCCAGCGTCGGACAACCTCGACACCACCGGGAGAAACGCCATGACCAACCCTGGACCCCTGGCCGCAGCCGGACAGGAACCGCCCGCCGCCCCGCCGGCCACCACCGCGCCACTCGCCGAGCCCGTCACCGCCCCGGGCGCCGGAACACGAGTTACCGCAGCCGCCACCACCGTCCCCGCCGCCACCGAGCCCGCGGCCGCCGCGCCCGCTGCAGCACCGTCTGCACCCGGCGCGGCGGCCGCCCCGCCCGCTCCCGCGACCGCGCAAACCGTCGTCACCGAACCACCGCCGATCCTGCGCGCCGACGCCGGCAACCTCGCCTGGGTCGAACAGATCAGCACCAACGTGCCGATGGAACCCGACCCCGCCTGCTTCGCCCCGCCGAAGCTCTCCCGTGGCACCAAGCTGGCCGTCGTCAACGACAAGGGCTGGGTCGCCGGGTACATCGCCGACTGGGACGCCCGCCACCGCGTCTACGACTGCCCGCCCCCGCGCGACCCGTACGGCGGCACCTACCCGAAATTCCACAGGCACCCGATCAGGACCTCCGACGGCGGCCGCGTCCTCACCGGCCCGATCGCGACCAACGGCCACGGCGACACCGGCGAGATCAACCTGTGGGCCGTGCAGAAGCACTACGACGACCCGCGGTTCGTCGCCGCGAACGTCGTCGTCGGCGAAGACGAGAACGGCATCTGGGCCGCCGGCACGCTGCGCCCCGGCGTGAGCCCGTTCCAGGTGGCGCTGCTCGACACCTACTACCAGTCCGGGCACTGGATGTCCGACGAACTCGTGGCGTCCTGCTGCGTCACCGTCGAGGCGTTCGAGCTGAACCCGAACAACCAGGCCGTCGCCGCGCTCGCGGCCGCCGCCGGACCCGACCAGCCGATCCTGGCCTCCGCCCGCCAGCACGCCGTCCGCGACGCCGAAGGCCGCTGCATCTCCCTGACCGCCGCCGGAATCGTCACCCCGCAGCTGGCCGCCGCCTCCGCGATCGACGGCACGACCCTCTACCGCCAGTTCAAAGCGGCCCAAGCCGTCGACCAGCGCGTGACCGCGGCCCGGCGCCGCGCACTCAGCGATCCGACCGCGCTCGCCGCCTCCGCCACCAGAATTCGCGAGGGAGCCTGAGATGGCGTGTGGAAGCTGCGGCGGGGGATACGCCGGCCCGAGCCTGTTCGTCACAGCCGACGGCCAGCCCCACGTTCCTCAACCCCAGACCGTCTGGGAACTGACCTACCCCAACGGCGCCGTGCTGGAATACCACCAGGAATGGGCGGCGTACCAAGCACAATCGATCTCCGGAGGCACCATGCGGGTCATCGCTCCCGCCCCCGCCTCGACCTCGGATGCGACGACACCACCGGGTGAACCCAGCACTTCAGAGGCCTCAGGCAGCGCCAGCACCAACGGCAGCAGCTAGCATCCGGTGAAGGCCGATCTCTCCCCGAACGGGACCGAGACCGCCTCCGCATTCTCAGATCGGCATCGACTGGCGCCCCGTGGCCGGATGCACAAGCCCTTGTAGAACCGCATTGCTGGCGACTCGTGGCCGGATGCAGACACCTGTCCAGTGTTTGTGCTCCGGAGGTCACGGTGGACCTGCTCAAAGACCTGATCGCGCACGCCACCGGGTCTGAACTCCCGGCGGGCGACCAGCGCATCGCGCTCATCCTCGACAAGCTCCGCGCTGCCGGTGACGTCGACCTGGCCGCGCTCGAGCACGCTGGGCAAGCGCACTTCGAGGACCTCTACGCCGGAGGCGAGTACGACCCGGCGAACGTCCCGACCATCGAAGCTGTCGCCGACGTCATCGCCGCGACCCGCGTGCTCATCGCCGAGCACAACGCCGCGAAAATCGCCCGCGACCAGCAAGTCACTGCTCTCGCCGACCGGGTCCGCACCCCGCCCGCAGACCCGGTCGCATCCGCGCAGGACGGCAGCACCACTGGTGACAACGGGCAGCAGCCTCAGCAGCCCGAGCAAGCCCAGCAGGTGCCCCCTGCGCCTGCCGAACAGGCACCGCTTCCCCCAGCGGTGCCCGCGGTGGGCGGTGGCGACGGAGGAGAGACCGCGCCGCCGCCCGCCGGGCAGGCCCAGCCGCAGGACCCGGACCAGCCCGTCACCCCGCCGCCCGGCGAGCCGGTCGCCGCCGGGGCCGGCGCTCCCGCGCGCCGCACCTCCACCACCGCCGCACTCGCCGGACGGAACGCACCGGTCCCGGCAACCACTCCTGCTCCCGGGGCGCTGGTCAAGCCGCTGCGCTCTTTCTCGATCACCGCCAGCGCCGAAATCCCCGAATACCCGTTCGGCCAGGCCATGACGTTGGAGCAGCTTGCCGACGCCGCCGCGACCCGGTTCGCCACGCTGCCCGTCGGGCAGGAGGCCGCCGGGCCGATCAAAGCCAACGTCGCACGGGTCAACCGGCACTTCGCTCCGGAGATCACGCTCAAGGGCGAGCACAGCGACATCGCGCTGCTCGACCACCTCGCCGACGAAACGCGTCTGCCGGGTGGCTCGCTCGTCGCGGCCGCGCGGTACCGCCGCAAGCACAGCCTCACCGCGGCCGCCGACGGCGTCGCCGGAATCCCCGGCCAAGCCCCGTCGATCATCAACGACGTCTGGTGCACGCCGAGTGAAACGGACTTCACGCTGTGCCCGCCACTGGCCACAGTGGACGGCCTGATCGACATCCCGAGCACCGGAATGCCCTCACGAGGCGGCATCCGCTACCCGCGCTGGTCGCAGTACCCCGAACAGGAGCTCGACACCGCCCGCAACGGGTGGCACGGCAACGTCATCGTCTATCCCGAGCCGCCCGCCGCCGCCCCTGGCCCAGGCAAGGGCCTGGACAACCCCGGCTTCTTCAGGCCCAACGGCACGCCGCCCGACGGCGTGAACGGCGGCCTGGGCAACGTCAAAAAGTGCATCGAAGGGCCCTGCGTCGAATGGCGCGAGGTTCGGCAATCGCTGTCGTACCTGTGCATCACCTCGGATGTGCTGCGGGACAGGACCTTCCCCGAAGGCCTGCAACGCTTCATGTCAGATGTCCTTGTCCACCAAGCGCATTACCTCAACGGCACGTACATCGACTACATCCGATCGCACTCCGATCCCGTCCCCCCGTTCAGCGTCGCCAACGGCCCCGGCTCACTCGGCTCGACCGCGCTGACCGCCACCGACCGGCTCGCGCTGCTCGTCACGTGGTTCCGCGGCCGGTACAAGATGGCCAAGAGCGCCACCCTCGAAATCGTTGCCCCAGAATGGTTCTCCGAGTTCCTCAAGCGCGACATCGAAAAGAAGTCGAACCGGCCCTACGGCGCGGTGTCCGACGCCGAGGTCGAAGAACTCTTCGCCACCTACGCATCCCGAGTCCAGTGGGTCAAGGACTGGCAGGAAATCGGTGACGGCGCAGCGGTAAACGGCAACATCATGCCGCCCGCCGACTGGCCGAACAAGGTCGAGCTGATGGCCTACCCCGCGGGCAGCTGGGTGCTGTCCGTCGGCAACGTGCTGACCTTGGGCGTTCTCTACGACTTCCAGCTGCTCATGCAGAACCGCTACTCGGCCATGTTCGTCGAAGACGCCTGGATGCTGCTGAACCGCTGCAACCGCACGTTCACCGTCACCCTCACCGACCTCTGTGCCAACGGCGCCGTCGGCCCCCGCCGCGACGCCTGCCCCAAGCCCGTGCCCGGATCCGCCGAGGCGACCCCGTTGTTCACCAGGGCCATCACCGCGACCCCCGCGGCCGCCGAAGCCCAGCAGGCCGACACCCCGGACGGCGGCGACACCCCGCCGGCACCGACCGACCAGCCCCCCGCCGACACCACCAAGGCCAGCAACACCGCCAACACCGGCACTGGAGACGACCAGCCTCCGACGACACCACCGGCCAGCGGCCGTGGCGGAGTGAAGAAGTGACCGCCCACACTGACGCGGGGGAGCTGAGGCTCCCGGGCGGGCGATACCCATGACCGCTCCGCCCGAGGTGGGCATGGCGTCGATCCCCCGCATGAAGGTGGCGTCGCCACCCGCGCCGATCGCGCATCGGTTCGGGCTGCTCACCGCGGCCACGCTCCTCGAGGACGTCGAACCGCACGCGCTCGTCGGCGTCGAGTACCAGGCGGTGTGCTCCACGGAGGTCGATTCGTACCCGCTGCCGTGCGAGCCGCCGAGACCGGCCAGCCCGACGCCGAAGGTTCCCAAGAGGACCTTCGGCGTCGTCTCGGCGTCTCCGTTCGGCGTGTATGCGGCCGACACGTGTCTGCTCGGGCGCGACGAGTACGTGGCCCGATCGCAACTGCGGCAACGGTTTCTCGCTGGCGAGGAGACCGCGGTCGAGAAACTGGTGTTCGACGGCTCGCTGGGTAACTTCCCCAACCTTCAGCGAGCAACCGACATCGCACCGAACTCGGTGAACGAACTGCGCGGTGCGATCGGGCTGCTCGAACTGTGGCTGTCAAACAACTACGGCGGCATCGGCCTGATCCACGCGCCGATGACCGTGGCGAACATCCTCCAGCACCTCAACGAGATCAGCGTCTCCGGCCCGCGCGCCGGAACCATCCTCGGCTCCGCTTGGGTTTTCGGCGCCGGATACCCCGGTACGCCACCGGTCAACGCGGAAGGCACACCGCTGCCCGACGACGGATCGCTGTGGCTGTACGCGACGCCCCCGATCACGGTGCGCCGCTCGAACCTCGTCGAGCCCGGCGGCTGGCACGCCGGCACGTTCGACGTCGCGACCAACCAGGGCCTGCTCCTCGATGAGCGGGTGTACGTCGTGGATTGGCCCTGCGGCACGGCCGCGGTGAAGGTCGATCTCAAGCGCCCCGGCTGGTTCACGCCTCCCACCATCGCCGAAGGGGAATGACCATGACCGCCGTGCTGGACGCACCTCCCGCCGCCGCCCCGTCCGCGCTGCTCGCCGCCGCTCCCGCCCCGGCGTCGCTGTGCGCGTCGTTCATCGGCGCGCGGCGAATGCGCGTGACCATGCTCGACACCTGCGGCCGACCGAAGTACGGCCCACGAGCACAGGTCACCACGAGCGGGTTCCTGACCATCGAGATCACCCCCGAGGTAGAGGCAGGCGAAAGCTATAAAGCCAAAAACGCAGGCGGCGAGCTGTGCGTCAACGACCGCGGCCAGGACGCCATCACCTGGCTGACGTACAAGATCGAGTTCTGCGAAGTCGACCCCGAACTTTTCCTGATGATGTCCCGCTCCTGGAAGCGCGTCACCGACGCCAGCCGCCAGACCACCACCGGGTTCCGCATCGGCGAGAAGGTCACCGACCTCGACGGCTTCGCCATCGAGTGCTGGCCCAAGGTCTCCGGCAAGGGCGCCGGACAGGCCTGCCTCCAGCCCTCCAGCAGCGACGACTTCGAGGTCAACGGCTACCTGCTGCTGCCCTTCTGCGTCGGCATGGCCCCCGACGCCATGAAATTCGAGAACGCGCCCACCACCTGGACTCTGCAGGGCCGCACGAAAGCCGGGTCACTGTGGGGGAAGGGCCCGTACAAGGTCACCCGCGACCTGGCCGGCGCCCCGGCCGTGCTGCTCGACCCGATCGACCCGGGCTTCAACAACCCGACGCTCACGCCGCCGCTGATCTCCACAGGCGACCCCGACCACTTCCACGCCGAGATCGTCACCGTGAAACCACCCGAGGCAGCCTGCGGTGCCCAGCCACTGTGGAATCCCGACGCCACCGCCCCGGCCGTCACCATCACGCCGGACGCCGGGGCGAACAAGCTGATCCAGCACCTCGTCGTCACCAACGCCGCCGACGTCGGCCAGACCGGCACCGTCGACTGGGGCGACGACACCGCCGTAGCACCGATCGCGGCAGGCAAGGCCGACCACACCTATGCCGCTGCGGGCAACTACTCGGTGATCGTGACCGCCAGCAACGGTTCCGCGCCCGTGACCAAGCCGATCGTCGTCACCGCGGCCGCCGGGTTCGCCGCCGACGACACCACCAAGACCGACGGCGAAAAGCCCGAGGACACCGGCACTTCCGGCCCGAACGACCCGAAGACGCCGAAGCGGGGATGACCCAGCCCCCGCACAACCAGCGGCCGGAGTGGGCACCGCCCGCCCCGGCCGCACCCGCGCCCGCAGAACCCGTTGCCGTGCCGGGATTCGCCGCCGGATACGCCACTCAGACCGCGCCGGTCGACCCAGACGGGACCTGGGAACTCAGCGTCCCCGGCGGACCGTGCCGCACATGGCCACTGCAACCCGGATGTTCTTGTCTCCCAGACGATCCAACGACGTTCACCGACATCCAGCGCTACGCCGTCGAAGCCGCCACCGAGATCCTGTGGCGGCTCGTCGCCGGACGCATGGGCCTCTGCCGCGAAACCGTGCGGCCATGCCGGCAACGCGACCTCGACCAGCTCCGGTGCAACCCCCGTGTGAGCCCGGCGATCATCGACGGCAGGTGGATGAACATCACCTGCGGTCACCCCCAACCCCAGAGCTGCGGATGCGGTCCCACCGCCGAAATCCTCTTGCCCGGCCCCGTTTTCTGGCAACGCGCCACCGAGCCTGCTCACGTTGCCGAAGCACCTGCAGCGCAACCCCAGCCACCACGCGTGCCGATGTACCGGCACACACTCGAGGTGTGGATCGACGGGAAACTCCTTTCCGAGGACGCGCTCCAGCTGTACGGCAACCGCCTGATGCGCATCGACGGCGGCCGGTTCCCGGACTGCCAGCGCCTCGACCTCCCCATGCGGCAGCTCGGCACCGACAACACCGCCGAAGGCACCTTCGGCATCGTCTACTGGCGAGGGCAGCCGGTACCGACCGGTGGGAAGCGGGCCGTGGCCCTGCTGGCGTGCGAACTGTGGAAGGCCTGCAAGGGCGGCGACTGCAAGATCCCGGCCCGGGTAACCACGATCGAACGCGAAGGCGTCAGCTACAAGCTCATTGACCCCCAAGACTTCCTGACTCGTGGCCGCACCGGCATCACCGAGATCGACCTGTGGCTGTCCACCATCAACCCGCGCGGCCTGCGCTCGCCCGCGGCGGTGTACTCCGTCGACCTGCCCGAGGTGCGATCAGAGTGGACCACCGGCCAGTACCCACACAGCGATGGCGGGTGACCAGCCACCATGCCGAACTCGCTCGCCCCCGAGCTCACCCTGTGGCCGCTGCTGAACGCCTTGCGCACCAGCACCGCCGTGCAGCTCGGCGCCTTCCAACGACCCGTGTGCGAGTTCCACATCTACGCCGCCGGTCATCCGATGCCGGCCGACAAGTGCGACTGCACCTGCGAAAGCCCCGACGGCACCACCGGCCAGGGGAGCGCGTGGGTGCGGTTCGTCTCCGCCACCACGACGACGAACCTCCAGGGGCAGCAATACGTCCCGCGCGCCTGCGGCGGCGGAGAGCTGATGATCACCGTGGAAGTCGGCGTCTATCGCTGCGCTCCGACCCTGAACCCGCCGGATGCCGAGCCGGACCCCCAGGCCATCGCGGAGTACGCCGAGGGCCAGGCCAAGGACGTCGTCGCGCTGCACCGGGCCTTCCACTGCAACCAGTGGCTGGCCGACAACGACTCCGACTGGCAGATCACCAGCATCGTCAACAACGGCCCTGAAGGCGGCTGTGGCAGCACGACCGCCACCGCCCAGGTCATGCGGACCGACTGCTGCCCCGTGTCCCTGGCGATGATCTGGACCCCGGTCCCCGGCCAGCTGCTGACCGTCAGCGTCACCCTCGGCGGCTTCGGCAACAACTCGGCCTGGCTGGACTGGGGCGACGGAACGTCGTTCGTGCAGGTAGCCCGGAACACACCCGTTGAGCACGCCTACTTTGCGCCCGGGACCTACGTGGTCACCGCGGTCGACGCCGACGAACGCGACGTCGTGGCCACCAGCTCGGTATCCGTGAAGGACCACCTGCCCAAGGCAGCCATCACTGGCCACCCCGCACAGGCGCTCACCGCCGTGCTGACCCTCGACGAACCGCCGGACACCACGACCTACTTCATCGACTGGGGCGACGGAACCCCGCTCCAGCAGATCACCGGTGAGCAAGTCCAGAAGCCCACCACACACGCCTACTCCCGACAAGGACCATGGCCGGTCACCGTGACCGACTCGTCCACCCGACGATCCGTGACAATCCCTTACCCCACGGAAGACAGTCCATGAACCGGCAGCGCAGTGCGCCGCGAAGACGGTGGAAGCACAGCCTTTCCGTCGCATGGCGACCTCTCATCGTGTTCGCCGCGGTGCTGGTGCTGCTGCTCGTCGGATACGCCTGGATCCAGTCAGGAAAGTGATGACAACCCATACACAGCAAGGAGAAACCGGTGTCACTGTCTACGCAGAACGTCGGCGCGGCCGCGCGGAACCCTGGCAAAACCAGCGGTGGCATTGGCGCCGCCGTGGCCGTACTAATCACGCTCGGAGTCTCCTTCGGACTGCCTATCAGCCTCGACCAGCAGTCCGCGATCCTCGGCGCCGTCGCCGTGATCGTGCCGCTGGTCGTCGGCTGGTGGGCTGACCGGCGCACCACGCCGTACGTCGACCCCCGCAACCAAGCCGGTCAGCAGCTGCGCCCCGCGCCCGGCCCGACCACCAGCCCCAACGCCGAACAACCCGCAGGCCCCAGCGTGAACGGAATCGACGTCCCCTAAGAGGAAAGGCACCCGACCATGGTCGACAACCAGCACCGCATCATCACCGGCCAACGCGACCTCACTCTGGACGAGATCGAGCTGATGAACGCGATCAAGGCACTCGAGGTGCCCTTCGCGAAGCTGTTCGTGGCGGTGATGGCCATGCCCGAGTCCGACAAGGCGTCCGCCGTCCTCGGCCGCCGCCACCACGAGGACGCGCTGTACCGGCTGATGAAGTCCGTCGGGCGCCCGCAGACCGCCTATGACGAGTTCGACCGGTCGACAACGCGGCCGCAGCCTCCGCACGTGCCACCAGGGTCCTGATGGCCGGTTTCACCCATGTCGAGCTCGACGCCCTCGCGATCAGGAACCTGATCGCGGGTCGCGCCGGACCCGTCGTTGTCCAAATGGACATGCTCGCCAAAAGAGTCCAGCTGCTCGCCCGAGGCAAGGTCCACAGCGAGACCGGCGCGCTCGCCGGAAGCATCAAGACCGAGATCATCATCGACGGCCTGGTCGTCGTCGGCCGCATCTACTCCGACCTGTTCTACGCGATCTTCGTCCACGAGGGCACCGGCGTGTACGCCGGTCGCGGCCCGATCCGGCCCAAGCGAGCCAAGATGCTGGCATTCGTCCCGAAAGGCGGCTCGAACGTCGTGTTCGCCAAACAGGTCAAGGGCACCCCGCCGAACCCGTTCCTGGTCTGGGCACTCCAGGCCAGCGTCACCTACCCCGTGCACCGCACCAGAAGCTGACAGCCCACCAACCACCCGGTGAGCCGACTGAGGAGCGGCCCACCCCGAACCCGCCCAGCTCCGGAGGCGCTGGAAGCGCGCTCACACCCGTCACCTAGAACGGCACCGGACAGCCCACCAGATCCAGCGCCTGGAGCTCGACGACCCCGAACAGCTCCCGCGCATCAGCCTGGTGGACCGTAGCCTGCCACCGGCCCGTCGGCGACAGCGAGACGTCGTCGATGTGCACCTCCGCGCCCGCCGGCAGGACCCACGCGAACACGACCTCGCCATCCGGCCACCGCGCGCACATCTTCGTCTCCGCGAGCAGCACCGCGGCCAGGCAATTCATGCCAAAGATTCTCCCACGCCCCTTGACGGGACGAACCCAAACCTCTCCCTTGTCCCTGCCGGGACGGGAGATCACTCGATAGGTGCCCTGAGGGCGCCCGACTAGCGCGCCCACCCGGGAAAACCCCAGGTCAACCGGGGGAGTACTAGCTAGTACTCGTCCATCTGACTCAGCTTGGCCGAGCAGCTAGCGCTGGGAAAAAACTCGCGGGGATGAGGAGGCCCGGCGATCCGAGAAGTCCTAATTGGACGCTAGTGGAGGTTCGTGTTGCCTCGCAAAACGTCCCCAGATTTGCCACCCTAGTGGTTGTGACCTCGGCGAACCCCTTAACCACGGCGGGCGTGTCTGATACCGCCGAGCTTCGGCCGTCACTGACCAAGCCGAAGTCCCGAGACACCGAGGACTGCTACCGGCGGCGGGTCGCCCACTACCAGGTGTGGTGCGATCGGATCGCGAAGGAGCAGCCCGGGGTCGAGCACATCACCACGGCGAAGGTCGAGGCGTTCGTCGCCGAGCAGATTCGCCGCTGGGAGACCGAGGACCCGAAGAAGCCGCAGGACCAGTTCTACCGGCGCCTGGTACCGGACACGATGCTGCAAGCGATCAACGCGCTGGTCGACGTGGCCGAGCGTGCCGGCCTGCCGGTGCCGAACGACCGCGAGGCCAAGGAGATGGTCAAGCGGTTCCGAGTGAAGTACAACCGGGAGCACCGGAAGCTGTGGAAGGTCGAGTCGCGGGGCAACATCGCCAAGCAGACCTTCGAGGGCTCCACCCACGTCGACGTGATGCGGTCGGTGACGGCCTGGATGAGGAAGGCCGAGGCCGCGAGCGTGCTGGCGATCACCAGCATGAAGGTTGCCTACGTCGAGGACGAAGCGGGCAACCCGGATCAGGTGAGTGTGGTGCTCCGGTACACCGCCACGGCGAAGGGCTAGTCCATCTCTGGCTCGGGCAGGTCCTTCGTGGGAATGGGCCTCGGCGAAACGGGTGCTGTTCCGCGGGAGCCATGGCGGTTCCAGGTGATGACTGCGCGGTTGTGTTGCCAAGCCGCGACCATGTTGGGGTAGCAAGCCGGTTTCTTCTTCACGCCGGCCTCGTAGTCGCGTTCGGAGCGGGCCTGCGCCGCGATCAGCGGCTCTGGGTCGTTGAGCGCCTCGTCGAGCGTCATGACCGGCAGTTCCGGCGCGGGGTCAGAGTCGCCCTTGGCTTTCGGCGATTTCGTGCGACGTTCGGCGGGAGGAGCTTCGGGCTCGACGTTGACGAGCAGTACATCGGGCGCGGGGTCATCGTGCTGGACATCGACAAGTTCGACGTCGACGGGAGCGAGGGCTGGGGCATTCACCTGGTAAGAGTGCCAGCCCTCCTCCTGTCCACGATCGGGTCACGGCTCCGTTCCGCGCCTGCGCCTAGAAATGGCCGTCAGGTCTCCTCGCTGGATCCGTCGCCACCGTGGCTGTCGAGCGGCACGGCAGGCTTGCGGCGGCGACGCACGAGGCCGAGCATCCCGCCGAAGGTACGGGGCTGTCCGGGAGCGGGCTGAAAAGCAGGAGTACGTCGGGACAACACAGCGACGACTTGCGCCAGAAGCGAATTGGAGCGCATCAGCTCTCTCCTCGATCGATGGTTGCCGAGCTCGCCCCGGTGAACTCGTCCGCCAGCTCTGGGATCTCCAGCAGCGCCAGCACCTCCGGTTCGGCGGCGAACACCCGGCGCAGCTCGGCCAGGAAGCTCTCGGCCGCCGAGGCGTACACAGCCGCCTCGGCGCGCTCGTTCATTACCTGCTGAAGCGCCGCCACAAGAGTCAGCGCGGCGTGCGGTCCGATCTCGACGGCGAACCGTTCGCCGTGTTGCTCGCGTTGCAGCATGTCCGCCATCACACGGACCAGCGTGGTCAGGGTGTGCTCGCTGCTGTCCATCTGGCGCCCTTCCTCGTACTTCGTCGAGTTGCCAACTCTTCAGGATGCGGCGACATCGCGGAACTCGTCACCGGCGATTCAGCAGGACCTCGCCGAAATCGTTTCGGGCGGTCGGTGTCCATGTGACGATCCACTCCCCGGTGGGTACCTGCTCCGGCCGCCCGGCTTGGGCCGCAGCTTCGGTGGGCCAGACGTTCAGGCCGTCGACCTGGCCGGGCAGTCCGTGGTAGCCGAACGGGCGAGTGCTGGAGACGCCGAGCCAAGCACCGGGCCACCACGACGTCGCCGCCGCCGGAGCGGTCTCGATCAAGTTGCGCTCCCACTGGCCGACGACGCGCCAAGCGGCGTCTCGCTCGTGCAGCAAGTCGGTCTGGTCGCGGTTGAACATGATGGCGTCCAGGGGACGGCCATGCTGGGCATCATCGAGACGGCGTGCCCGTTCGACCGCGTCCTGGTAGGCGCTCAACGCCACTCGGTACACACCTTCTTCTAGATCGTCGAGCGAGCGGATGAGCATGGTTCCGTCGTCGTGCTGTTCCACCAGGAACTCCTTGGGGTATGCGTGATCGGGTTGATCAGAACGGTGGGAAACCGAAGTTTGCTCAGGGGGTCTCATTCCGGCGCAGCAGCAGGCGGCTGAGGTGGCCGCCCCGGACCAGTGCGTCCAGGTGCTGCGCGTACGCCTCGGCATCCTGGGTGGGCACCTCGGCCGCCGGAGGCGGCACGGCTCGCTTGCCGCGTCGATGGGACGTGCCCGGCCGTGCGGTGGTGATGTCCTTGTCGACGCCGACCACCCCGACCTTCGGGTACGGCAGATCGGTGGTCATTCCCAGCACCAGCGGCTCGGCGCGAAGAGCCAGCAGCGGGTCAGCGTCCTCGACCACGGCGGTCACCACGGCCGCCGCCACCGCCAGATGCCGGCCAGCCGCCGCCCGGCGCAGCTGCTCCAGCTCGGTCCGGTGTTCGACCAGTAGCTCGTGCTCACGAACGGCGTGGCGAACCCGCCGGTTGTGCAGCGCGGTCGCGCGAGCCACCTCCGGCCCGGCGGCCTTGTCGACCACGCGCGGTGTGGGCGCCGACCGTTTCAGCTGCTCGGCCACGTTCCGCTGCTCGATGGCCAGCTCCCGGCACGCGGCACGCAGGCCACGTAGCGCCCGATCGACCTCGACGGGCCAGGTCGTCCCGCCGTGCGGGTCGACCGCGTTGACCGCGGGATACATCTTCACGTACCCCGTCCACTCGCCCCGGTAGTGCTCCCGGCCGGCGTCGGTGAGCTGCAGGCGCGTGCCGAGGCCGGCTTCGGTGCGGACTTCGACCAGGCCGGGGCCGATCAGGTTTTGCCAGGCTTCGTGGACGTAGCCGTACCGGGGTGGCAGCCCATCGTCCCCGGCGGCGGCTACCTGGGCGAGCATCCGCCACAGGGACTCGCTCAGCGGACGAGCCGCGTTGCGCCGACCGGGCCGGGTGTCGTCGACGCCACCGGCGCGGCCGACCGCGCGGCCGTGTGTGGTGAGTTTGATCGCCATCCTGTTGGCCGACGGGTCGTTCGCCTCGTACCGGACCTCGATCAGGCCGCGCTCGGCCAGCACCTTGATGGTGGAACCCGCACCGGGATCGCGGATCTCCAGCTCATCCAGGCGCTCCTGGAGCAGCCCGCGCTTGGCGGTCTTGCCACGGCGACGGCGCCGGGTCGGCTCGTACTCCTGCCACCGCCACACCGACGCGGGAATGCGCTTGTCCCCGCGGTTGAACGCGCCCTTCTGGTACTCCTCCTCGTCCTGGTCCGCGCCATAGATCACCCGCAACCAGTCCCGTTGCCGCAGGTTCAGCCCTTCCCAGGCGGCCAGGACCTTCGGCGACGGCGTCTTCGTGAGGGCCATGTCAGAACCCCGGCCAGATCAGCTCGTCCGCCTCGGCATCCTCGCTTCGCTGCTGGGGGGCGAGGATCTCGGGCCGGTGCTCGTCGGCGATCGGCAGCGACCGCGCGATGACCGCGTGGTCGTCGATCAGCTCGATCAGCTCGTCGGCGCCCAGCTCCTCGACCAGCTCGACGACCTCCCCGTACTCGGTGCGCGACCCGAAGCACACCAGCACCTCGCCGTCGGTGCGGGCCTTGGCCACCCACTGCTCCGGCAGATCCACCATCCCGAGGAAGAAGTGGTTGGGCGCCTGGCCCACCTTCAGCGGACCGGTGCGCACGCCCAGCCACTGAGGTACCCCGCTGGACGGGTAGTTCGTGGCGATCCGGACCGACCACTGCTCGGGTTCCTCGTCGCTGACCAGCAGGCTGTCCGGGGAGGCGAACCCATTGGCACCGAAGAAGAAACCCAGCTCGTTGATCCACGCCGCCGCGCCTTGGCCGTGGTCTTCGGTGACCGTCGCGGTGAGCAGCAGCATCGCCGGAACGTCCGGCTCGTCGTGCAGCACCGGCCGTGCGGTGATCTTGAACTCCCCGGCCATCTCCGGCTTCGCGCTGGCGGGCAGCTCGATCCCGTAGGGCTCGGTCAGCAGGTCCGGCACCGGGAATGCCCAGGACAGCTTCGAGGGCTTGCAACGGGCGTGGTACTTCTTGCAGGTCAGCATCCCGGTCTGGGGCGAGAGGTCTGGGTCGTACCCGGCGACCACGAGTTCCAGGCTGGCGTCCTCGGTGCGCGCGTCGACGTCGTCGTAGCACCAGTCGCACTCGAACCGCGTACGCAGCCCGTCGACCCAGTCGTACAGGTCGCCGTAGGCCACACCGCGCCAGCCCTGCCCGGCGAAGAACGCGCGCAGCTCGTCGGTCAGCTGCCACCGATCCCGCGGCTGCCGAGGCGAATCGGCCGGCGTCACCACCACCAGCGCGTCGGTGTACTTCATGCCGGTGCGCTCGGCGAGATCATGCGCCGCTGACTTGCGGGCATTGGGAATGCTCATGACGGACTACCCGGTCCCGGCAGGTCCCACGTACCCGCCGTGTGTTCGGTGTCGTCACGGCAGAAAACGTTGCTACAGCTGAATTTCTGGGAATCCGCTGCGTACCCGAAGGGCTTCACTCCTGCCGGGTGCGTGGGTCACCAAATCGGCGGAGCTGGAGCCGCCACAGCAACGCGGCTCTGCGCATCACGATAGCGGCAGACACCGACAGTTTCCACCGGCACACCGTGAGCAAGGTCTGAGCACTGGGATTCAGGCAAACGCCTCACCCGACTTCATGTAGTCCACGAACAGCGCCGCCGTCTCCTTCGCCGAGGCCCGCAGTTTCGCCGGTTCGGCGTTCTCCGCGAACAGCAGCGCGTGCGAGAAGGCATCCAGCGAGAACGCGGCGAACATCGCGGCCGTGGTGCTGACGTAGGTCTCGGCCAGCTCCTTGACCTCCGGCACCGGCACGCCGGTGCGCTCGGCCCGCGTCTTGAGCACCAGGTAGCCGCACGCCGCCAGGTGCGCAACGAGGATCGGGCTGGCCGCCACCGCCATCAACTGAGTCCGGTAGCACTGCTTGCACCCGGCGACCGCGGCCGCGAGCAGCGCGGCGATCGGCGTCGGCTCGGTCTCACCGTCTTTGCCGTACATGCTGGTGTCCAGCGGCGGGATCGGCGGCTGCGGATGCTCGTGCGCGGCGCGGCTCAACTGCTCGTCTTCTTCCTCGTCAGCTCCAGGTGGGAGGCATGAGCGGCGGCGCTGTTGAGATTGCGATTCAGTGGGTGCAATCCTGCTCGGGCGGACATGATGTCGGCGGCGATGGTGTCCGCGGACTCGGCGGGCGGGTACCCGCGGTCGTCGACGACCTCGCCGAGATTGCCGGCGGCTTCGACGTGCAGGCGGAGGTTGTCCAGCAGCTGCAGCAGGTTCGCGGCAGAGCCTCCGAGGCTGCGCAGGACGGTCGCGAAGGTCCCGTCGAGCGGGACGGCATTCGATCGGTTAACGGGGTTGAGAGCGTGCGCCAGGTACCGAGTCAGCTGCTCGATCGCCTCGGCCGCGGCGATCGACTGCTCGGGCGACATCGGGCCGTCGTAGGGCCAGAGTTCGCCGATCACGTGCTCCGCGGTGCGTTGGGCGGCTTGCTGATCCGACATCGGTGGTTGTTCCTTGGGGTTCGAGTTCATGGTTGGAGGATGTCGCCGCAGTGCTCGCACTCGATGCGACCGAGAAGACGTTGCCAGCGCGGGAATTTCATCGCGTCGGTCCAGCGGGTACAGACGAGGCACAGGAGCTTTTGGCCGACCAGGTCCCACACGGTGTTGCTGGTCGGTGCAAACCGCGCGCGGACGGTGATGTTGGGATCGTCGGCGCGGTAGGACTTGCCGGTGGAGGAGTCGCACAGCATCCGAGCGGGGTCGAGTTCGGGTGCTACGGCGTCGTTGGTGACCTCGGTCGTCACAGGAATTTCGCTCCTTCCCTTTGTTGTGGCTACTGCATTTCGCTAGTGGCGGCACCCAGGGCGCCGTGGGCATTGCCGCGCAACGCGAGCAGGTCCTTGTGAAGCGTGTTGCGAACGACGCTGTCCGGGACGTCGTCGAGGCCGTGGTAAGTAACCAGAACGCGGGCCAGTGTGGCGAGAAGCTCGGCGAGCGGGCGGTTGAGCTGGTCCCGCTTCCCGTCGGCCGCAAAGACGAGGGTGCGCGGATACGCGGCCAGTGCCCGATTCAGCTTGTCCTGAGCGTTGCGGAGGACCTGGAGAACCTCAGCGAGCGGGTATGATCCCTTACCGGGCAACGGGTTTTCAGCGAGTTTGTCCACAATAGACTGTGCAACTGTTGCGACTGTGTCGCCGAGCTGATTGCGGGGATCGGTCATCGCGCGGCCGTGGATTTCTGGAACATTCGGGAGTGCTTCCTTTCACAGTAGGGAGTTTCAGTGACCGCAGGACCATTTCCAGGTGGCGTTGCCATACACGGTGGCCGCTTCGTCGGGGTTCTTCCCGCGGGCTGGCATCGCCGTGGTGTCCGTCTGGGACGGGTCGAGCGCGGTGCGGGCGAGCCCCGAGATGGCCAGTGCGGAACCGGCGCCGCAGAAGGCTTTCGACGAACCGAACATCTCGTCGTAGGTATGTGGCGCGTTCGGCACGAACCCGGCGTCCTGCATGGCTTTCGTCCACTCGGACTTCGGGTCCGGCGCGGCCGCCGGCGTCGGCGAGCTGGTCGAGCTGCAGGCGGAGAGCAGCAGGGCCGTGATGGCGGCGGTGAGGATGGACGTGGCGGTGCGCACGATGGTCAGCTCCTGGGTTGGTGAGCGGCTTCCAGCCGGGCAACCGTATCGGGTAACCGCTCGGTGACCGAGCGAAGTTCTTCGCGCTGGACGTCCTCGAGGCCGGGAGGCTGGTATGCCTTCGGAATCCTCGCTCGCAGCGTGATCACCGTCTGGCTCGTCGCCTGGGCCGTCCAGCTGCCCTCCAGCAGAGTGGATCCGGTGTCGTCGACGATCCGTTTCGCTGGTTCGGTCTCGCGGAACTGCCCGCTGAGCATGTCGGCCCATTGCTGCCACAGGACGCCGACGGACTCGCCCTGCTGCGACACGACGTTGCCGGTGAGGCAGCGCCAGGTCGGCACCGTCCATTCGATCGGCGAGAGACCTGCTCGTGCGCTGAGTTCGAGCATCCAGACCAACGTCTCCACGACATGCCGCTGGTCTGCCCGTGCTGTCGCGTCGGCTGTGTTTCCCACCGACCGTCCCTTCTCGTGTAGCTGACTTGGGGGAGGAGTGCCGCGTAACGCCGAAAGTGTCGGTGCCGACTTGTATGCTGACGACGGCGTGTTCAGCTAGTCGGTGTTGCTCCATTTCTCCGCACATGCGGAGGTGAACCGACGACCTGTCCGGTCACGACCGAAGAGGTTTCGACTCCGCGAAAGCGGAAAGCGCTGAGCACGTGGATTGCGACGCACAGACGGGTCCGGCTCCCGAAGCAGCTTGATACGGCTCCGGGAGCCGGACTCGTCTGCGCTGGGGAACATCAGAAGCCGATGACCTTCAGCAGTGCGACTTTCACTGCCCGCAGCCCGGTCTCGGCTGCGACGATGGACCGCTGCTCCGAAGCCGAGGTGACGACGAACGACGAGTTCGCCAGTGATGCCGCCTGAGTCTGTGTCAGCTCGACGACGAGCCTGACCGTCGGCTCAGGGCGCGGCTGCTCGGGGACCTTGGCCTTGGACTTGCGGGATGCCGGGATCACGCTTCCCGGTACCGACAACTGCTTCGAGGTCGTCGCCGGTGGTGGTGAGGTTTCGTCAACGATGGTCATGGGAGGGCCTTCCCTGGTGAGTAGGTGTTTCTCGGGGTAACCGCCGCCCTTTCGGCGACGGTGGTCAAAGGGGCGTGCCGCCGTCAGGATGTCGCCGAGGTCCGCGCCATCAGCACGGTCCGTGTGGAAGCCGCGTGCTCGGCGGAAACTCGATCATCACGCGTTGTTCGTGGTGCCGGTCGGCACGGACTCGAAGGCGGCGCCGGTGCGCGGGCCGTGGATCTCGTGCAGCTGCCCGCCGGGGCTGTCGTCAGTGCCGGCCTCGTCGGCGGCCGCGGCTTCGGCCTGGTGCCGGGCGAGGTGGTCTTCGCCGATCTCGACGGGCACGAGCGCGAAGCGCCGCTTGCCGTTGATGGTCACGAACGCGGTGTTGCCCGCGTTGACGAAGAACGCCACATCGGTGCGGCGGCTCACGAAGTCGGTGGCCGTTAGGTCGACGCCATCGAACAGTTCAGTTGGTCCGTTCACCATGAGCGAACCGTACAACAGTCGTGATCTACGAGCATTCACCAGTTCGAGTGATCCGTACGGACCGTTCAAACCGTACGATGTTGTCTAACTAGACTAAGTAGGGCAATTAGGCTATGTTATAGATAAGTCGTGTTATTTGAACGTTGTTGATCTTGAATGCGTCACCAAGAAGTTCAAGGCTCAACTACTACTGAAAGTGACTACCGGTGACCGTTAGTGAATTGGTGCAAACCGAGCACCTTGACCCGGACGAGACGGACGTAGCCGAATACGTCGAACCGGACTGGGTGCGGCTCGCCGTCGACGAATCGCTCACCTGGCTCAAGGGCAGTTTCACCAAGTTCGGCACCCTCAGCGGGTACGCCACGAACCTCGGCATCCCCTCGGCCGAGCAGAGCTGGCGACCGCAGAAGGATCACAACTTCGGCCGTCGCTCGAACGACGACGTCCAGCAGGCGTTCTTCCGGTGGTGTGTGAGCTACGGCTTCAACCCGTTCACCGACATCACCGAGATTTCGTTCAAAGCCTGGCTGCTGTTCCTGCGCGAGGCAGGCGACTCGAACGGCACTGCCCGCCAGCGGCTGGGCACCGTGCGCTCCTGGTACCAGATGATGCGGCGTCGGAAGCTCACGACGATCAACCCCGATGACCTGCTGACCCGACAGGAGCGCAAGAACCTCGGCCTGACCAGCAAACAGCCGGACAAGCCGACCGTCGCGCTCACCATCGGCCAGGTCCGCGCGCTCGGCGTGGCCGCCTCCTGCGACCCCACCGACCAGCGCGAACGCAACCAGGCGATCGTGGCCACGCTCGCCGCCACCGCCCTGCGCGCCGACGAGCTGTGCGGCCTGGACATCCCCGACCTGTACCGCACCGGCCGCCACGGCGTCCCCGAGTTCTACGTGCACGGCAAGGGCTCGAAAAAACGCTGGGTCCGCGTACCCGACGCCGAGATGGACGCGATCGACACCTACTTGCCGACCCGTGTCGCGCCGGACACCACCACCGAGGTCGCGGTGCTCGGCCAGGTCTCGAGTCGCCGGTCCGAGCAGCCGCTGTTCACCACGGCCAGCGGGAAGCGGCTCACGCCCGGCGGCCTCACGTCGCTGGTGCGGAGGCTGTGCAAGCTGCTCAACCCCGAGTCGGCCGACCCGGTCATCCGGGCCGCCGCGCGGGAGCTGGCGCCGCTGGCTAAAACCCTGCACCTGCACCAGTTCCGGCACTTCGCCGCGCAGGAGGCGTACCGCAATGGGGCGCTGATCACCGAGATCCGGGACTGGCTGGGACACTCGTCCATCGAGGTCACCGAGACCTACCTCGGTCTCGGCAGCGACCCGGCCCGAGCGCCCGGCGTGGTGGTCTCCGGCGTGGTGCACGCCGGGATGCCACAACGATGAAACCGTTCACCACCAACGAAAGCAGGAGATCGTGAGGTTCAAGTTCACGCCAGGGGTGATCGCCGGGATCATCGTGTATCTGGCGCTCGTCGGGCTGCTGCTCGGCTGGACATGGAGCAGCCTCTTCGGGGTGCTCGCTGGTGCCGCCATCGGTGTCCTCGTCTGGCTCGCGCTGAACGCCGTGCGCGTTCGTCGGTGGCGCAAGGAGGGCACGGCCCGCGCCGACCAGGAGCTCGAAACCGGCGCCCATGCTGGTCAAGCACGGAGCCGTCAATCGCAATCGGCGCTGGAGCTCTACGAGTCCTCGGGGCGCAGCCTCGCCGACGCGCCGCTGCGGACGCAAGAGATCCTGCGCTCGGCCCACGACTCCCATTACCGGGAGCGCGACGACGACCTTGCCGAATCGGATGCCGCCGAGTCCACGCCGGCCACTCCTGGACCGTTGCACGCCCACCAGCTCACTGCCGAAGACGCCAAGGCGATCCGGGAGTTCAGCGGGACGAACCTCAACCCGGACGAGACGGTCGAGCTGCCGAGCGGCCTGAAGGTCACCGGCCGCGAGCTGCAGCTCTGGCTCGACAGCCACTGAAATCCTCGAGGTGAAGTAGCTGATGGATTCGACCTTTGCCGTCCTCGCCCTCTGCGTAGCCGTGACCGTGTTGGTGTACGTCCGACGCTGTGCCCGAGAGAGCCGCCGGAATGAGGCCGTCAGCTACCGCGCTGCGGCTCGCCGGGACCGCGCGTACGCCACGATCGCCCAGCTCGGCAACGACTTTGCCCACGCGGCCACGCTGACCATCGCAGCCGACGAGTTCGATGAGAAGGCCGATCGGCTCGAACGCCGGTACGGCCGTGCGGTGGACATTTCCGACGAGGAGAGGACAGATTCATGACAAATATCGGTGACATGCTGCGCGAGTTCCCGGCCGACAGGCCCGACGGGGAAAGTGTGGAGGTGCACGCCTTCGGCCTCGATGGCCAGCGTGTGTCGATCGACGATCACCCGTGGGAGCCCGGCTCGTACACGGTGTACGTCGATGGCCGCCAGTACGGTGAATTCACGCTGGAGCACGTCGAGCAGCACCCGGAGAACTTCGTGCTGGAACGGGCCGCCCACGAACTGTTCCGCGCCGAGCTCGAAGCGCAGGGGGAACGTCGGCAGTGA